GTATTGCTTTTGCAGAAAAGACCGATGCAGGAACATATAGTTATGACACAAGCACAGGTGTCTATTATGATGGTAAATTAGTAGAATTTGGTAGCAACGGTGTAGTCAATGCGTTAGTCACAAACAATGGTGGTCTAGGTACTGCACAGCGTGATACACGCATGGCAGGCAAGATTTATATCTGGTTATTCACTAATGGCTCAAGTTCAGGTGTGAACACAGGTGGTCAGACTGCTATACAGATCATGAGTGATAGTGTAACAGGCGGTGGTATATATCCAACTGATCTACGTTGGAATGGCTCATTGTACACTAGCAATGGGCAAAGTGCGACCATGACTAACACAGCATTCGCAATCGTGCGTGTAGAGTATAATCCAGACGCAGGCACTACAGGATTAGGCTCATTGCAAGTCAAGTTGACTAACAACATGGGTGCAAGTTATGGTGCAGAACCAGGCGATGTGATATTAGATTATCTGACAAATGATCGTTATGGTTGTGCTATTCCATTAAGTCAAATCGATACAGCAAGCCTTACAGCATTGAATGTGTACAGCAATCAATCAATCGATTATATCGATGTCAATGGTAATACACAAACACAACCATATCGTTATAGAATCAATGGCGCAGTTAACACTGCGGCAACATGTTTGACTAACTTACAAACTATGGTCGATAGTTGCGATAGTTGGTTACAATATAGCGAAGCAACAGGTCAGTGGCGTGTGATCATGAATGCGCCTTACGCTGGATTAGAATCAAGTTTATTCTTAGTTGATAGCAATAACTTGATAGGTGGCGTACAGATCAATCCTGTCGATCTCAATGAGACATACAATCAAGTTGAAGTTGCATATCCAAACAACAATATCAAAGATCAAACAGATTATCAAGTTATCGATCTTACAAATCCTGCCAATTGGAGCAGTCAAGTCTATGACGACATATTGAGTCCTAATGAAGCAGTCAATAGATTGAATATCAGTTTACCATTGGTCAATACTGCTGTGACGGCAAAATATCTAGCCGCACGTAGATTGTTACAAAGCCGTGAAGATATAGTTATCAGTTGTGATCTAGATTACTCAGGTATACAGATAGAAGCAGGCGATGTTATACGTGTTGGTCAACCTGATTATGGTTGGGGACCAATCAGCACTGATCCTGCAAATCCATACAAATTGTTCCGTGTCAGTAATGTAAGCGAACAGACTACAGAAGATGGTAGTTTGGTAGCAAGTATAGAAGCATTTGAATATAATGATTCAGTGTATGCTGACAATGCTATCACAGATTTCGTACCTGCTGACAATACAGGTTTGACAGATCCTAATGTGATCAGTCAACCATGTCCTCCAACAGTTACACCATTAGATGATATCGCAACACCTGTCATCGATGCTTTCCAAGTTGAGACTTGCGTACCTGATCAGGGCACAGTATTGTACATGGATTTCAACTATGGTACAACTAATGTTGTCACTACGCATCAATTATATCGCACTATACAAAGCGCAGGTGGCATACCATTCACAAATAGTGACAGTGCAAATGCAGTCTATAACAATGTAAGCATAAGTGTAAATGATTTGCCTGCCGCAAACTATTATTGGAGTGCTACTGCTAGAAATGATACAGCAGGACGCTATAGTGATGGAAGTGCCGCATATACATGGGGCGGTGCAAATATTCAACCATACAATGCTAATACTACTAGAGGTGGTATACCCGCAGGAAGTTATAGACCAAACACTATACCTGCTAATGCTATAGTAGGTGGCGGTGGTATAAGTGGTATCGAAATAGATTACTTAGGCAACACAGTAGTTGCTAGTGCTAATACTTTAAATTTTACTGGTACAGGTGTATCAGTTGCAAACGTATCAAATACTGCTGTTATCACAATATCAAGTGGTGTTAATGTTCAAGATGAAGGTACTAATGTAGTTACTAGTGCTAACACAATAAATTTTGTTGGATCAGGTGTTACTGCAAGTAACGTAGGCGGAGTTGCTACTGTTACAGTAAGCAGTGGTGGTGTACCATTAACAGTACAAAGAAACGGTTCCAATATTGTAACAAATACTAGTGAATTAAATTTTACTGGGCCAGGTGTAACAATAACTGCAAGTGGTAATACTGCTAATGTAAATTTAAACACACAATTAGGTCCTGCTGTCGATATTGAAACAGCAGACCTTTTCGCTAATGTTGTAGTTTATCCAGTTGATGTAACTACAGATCCAACTAGAAATGTACCTGTATTCATTCCCGGTGTTGATCCTGGAGCAAATTATGTTTATCCATACTTGCAAGGTACAAGTACTACAGCAAACTATTATGTAGCAAATAGCACAGCACCATTTTATCCTGCTACGGCAGCAGAATTAAATATAGATGATGGTGATGGAGATTGGTGGCGTGTAGGACAAATTACATATACCGCAAATAATCCTGCAAATACTGGTGTCAATTTTAGATCACAATCGCAATGGGTATCTGATACTGATAACACACAAATACAAGTAGTCGAAGGTGTTAGAGTAGCCGGTGGTGGATATGATAGAGTATTGACAACATTCATGGGTACTTATACTTTGAATGCAAATGAACCATTATGGATATACAGAAGAACAGGTATTGCTATAGATAATATTAGTTCTGGTGGTAGTTTTTATGTTAGAAATATTACACCAAATGCAACAGTAGCATTAATGACGCTTACTATGAGCGCAAGATATTTTTAATTGAAATAAATAATATATAGGAAACAAGAACATGAGTCTATTACTAAACGGCGCAAAAACGATGACCATAGCAGGCACAGAGATGCAGTGCTTGGAAATCTACACGGGTGAAGCATATACTTTTCCATTAAATTTTACAGATAGCACAGGTAATGCTGTGAACTGTAATGGTTGGTCATTGGCAGCAAATGCAAAATATTATGAAGTTGATAATATGACTTATAACGCTACGAGCGATGAAGTTGTCATAGGTAATATCACGCTTGCTACGCAACCTAATCCTGCTAACTATACATTAGTCACAGCATTCACTAATGCTAACGCAGGTACGGGATATCTATATCTTGGTAACAATATCACAGGTAATGGCAATAGTACACCTAATGTCGCACTAGCGAATAGCGCGGCTAACAGCACATTAGTCATAGTGACATTGACTGTGAGCAGAACAAGCAATAGCAATGTGAGTTTGACAGACATCAATCGTGAGCCATTAGGATTCATCGTAAGGTATCAATAAAATGAGTGAAATCAATGCCAGTTTCGTAGTTCAACCGTTTGGCATAACAGTCACACCAGAAGCACCTGGCATTACTGTCAGTCCAACTGCAACTAATCTAAACATCTATAGTAGTGGACCTCCCGGCGCGACAGGCGCAACGGGTATCACAGGCGCAACAGGACCTTCAGGTGGACCAACAGGTGCGACTGGTGCCACAGGTCCTGCAGGTACACCAGGTGGTGCTACTGGACCAACAGGTCCCACAGGGGCTACTGGTCCAACAGGCGCGACTGGTCCAGTCGGCTCTACAGGTCCTGCACCAACTATCAACTCAAGCAATACACAAGTCTTGTTCGATGACAATGGTAATATAGCAGGTAATGCACAATTTACATTCAATAAACTAACAAGCCAAGTCAATGCTGGTTATGGTTATTTCGGTGGTTTAGAATCAGGATCAGGATTGATCGTGCCGGGTAATGCCAACATAGGCAACATGGAAGTATATGGAGTTTTCATATCTACTGGCAATATCTTTGCGAATACTGGACTTATACAATCAAATACAGTCAATGCTAATCTGATCACAGGTACATTGACTACAAATGCACAACCAAATATCACTAGCGTAGGCACATTAGTTAATGTTTCTGTGACAGGAAATGTGCTAGCAGGTAATGTATATGCAAACAGTGGTATAATAAGAGCATTTAACATTAATGGTAACACAGGTGGTTTTACTGGTAATGTTACTGCAAATAACATAGTAAGTAATCTTGCCCGAGGCAATAGCAATATAAGTATTTTTGCAAACGCAGGCAATATCGGTATGTCTGTGAATGGTACAGCCAATATCGTGACTGTAAGTACTGATGGCGCAAACATCACAGGCAATATCAATGCCAATACATCAAATATATCAGGTAACATCACAGCAGGTAATATATCTGCCGCGAGTGGTAACATACAAGCCAATATAATATTAGGCAACAGCGTAAGTTCAAGTTCATTCTTATATTTTAGTGAACAGATAGAATTATTAGCAAGCAACATCAAGTTAAAAACTGCATCTACTGATCGATTAGTATTGAATGCCACTCAAGCAAACTTTAGTGTACCTATAGTAACGAATGGTAATGTTACTGCAAACAACGCAAATATCACAAATACCATAACTGCAAACAATGCAAATATCACAAATACCATAACTGCAAACAATGCAAATATCACAAATACCATAACTGCAAACAACGCCAACATTACTTCAAACATTAATGCCAATAATGCAAACTTTACAGCAAATGTATCTGCAAACTATTTTATTGGTAATGGCGCATTGCTTACTGGTATTGATACTACATTGATATCAAATGGTAGTGCTAATGTAAGAACATTTGCCAATGCGAATATCACTATTAG